AACGCGTACAAGACAAACGCTAGTGGGTCATCCTTGATCTTGGGCGACCAAAGCGCCGACATTAGACGCATCTCTTCGTCTGGGGAGTAGAGGGGGGTTTGCATGGAGATGATTGTAAAGGGAAGATGAAGGAACGCAATAGTAAAAAATAAAAAATTTAGGGTGGAACCTTCGCCAGCCAGGGCGCCTGTGCAAGGCCCTCCCCCCCCACCTTCTCAAGGATTTTTGAGTTTTGCCCTGCCCGCCTGACTAGTTGTTGGACAACCTACATCCCTAATTGTTGGACATCTGTCATCTAGTTGTCCAACGACTAGATGTCCAACAAGCTAAGACGTCTTATTGCAGCGCAACATATTGCAATGCAACATTGTGCAATGCAATATGGCATTGTGCAGCGCACAATCGAAATATTTAATTATTTTGCTTTATTTGCACTATTGTGCGAGATTGTGTGATATTGTGTTATTTCCCTAATCTGATTTAATCAAACAAGGCCATTACCATGACAAAGACACAATTAAAACGCGCAGTATCTAGCATCAAAATATCTGTTACTAGCAAATTAGACGGGATCCGCTCTTGGTCTTTGCAAGCGCTAGATGCTTGCCCAGGCTCTATTGCATCACCCGGAGAGTTAGTAGACGCGTGCAAGGGATGTTATGCCACTACAGGCAATTATCGCTTTGAGAATGTAAAAGCGCCACGTCGCCACAATAAAGAAGACTGGACGCGCATAGAGTGGTCGGATGATATGGTTGAAGCTTTGCGTGCCGATGATCATTTTCGTTGGTTTGACTCTGGCGATATGTACACTCTTGCACTCGCTGAGAAAATTCTAGACGTTATGATCCGCACCCCTTGGGTTAAACACTGGCTTCCCACGCGTATGCATAAATTTCCTAAATTTAGGCGCGTACTCGAGCAAATGCAAGCGCTCAAAAATGTTAGCGTGCGCTTCTCGAGCGATAGCGTTACAGGCCAATATACAAAAGGTTTGCATGGTTCTGTAATTATCCCCACGCCAGCCGATGTAAAGCGCGGCATGAAGCTTTGCGAAGCTTATGCAAATGACGGCAAATGCTCGGGATGTCGCGCCTGCTACGACAAAAAAGTAAAAGTAATCGCTTACCCAGCGCATGGGGTAAGTATGCATAAAGTTATCCGGATAATTAAATTGGAGAAATCAGCATGAGCGATCAAATGCTAACCCTGCTAGCCGAATATAGTGCTTTGCGCTTTGGGTGCGAGAAAGCGCTAGAGTTATTAGAAGATCCCGACGCTAGCGCGTTTGATGCGGATAAAGTTATCCGGATATTAAAAACCATATTGGAGCCACAAAAATGATTTTATTGGTTTGGCACGTCAGAATTGAAGGGATCCCATTTGATAGGTACGCAACATTCGAGAACCTAGTAGAAGCGCAGCTAGCGTACGATCGCGTACTATCCGACCCCTGCACTTATAGCGCATCTCTTTGCAAACCCTTTCAATCTACAGAACCCCATTACTTGGATAACTAACCATGTCAGAGAAAATTCACGCCACTATTGCCGCGGTATTAATGTCGATCGCGTTTTTACTTTCCATTTTCCTCTAGGCTCCACAATGACCATTTCCCTAATTGCCGCGGGCTTAGTCATTCTCACAATACTAGTCTTCGACCTATAGCCCAAACAATACCCCTAGAATCGATTTAAAGCCCCATATGGGGCTTTTTTTATTGCCCTATGTACTCGCACTAAGGTATTGATTTAAACTTGCTATAGCCTTGTTTAAATAATGGATGATTACAATGGAACACGTTCAAACACAAGTACAGGTATCGCCTAGTACTCGCGAGCGTAATGACTGGGGTTATTTTGAGCCAGTTTACGACTGGGACAAGCTTTGGCCTGAGATCTTAAAAGACATCGGTAACGGCTCTAGTCTTATTACAGCTATCAAAAAACCTGGCTATCCAACGTACGACATGGTTCAAAAGTATATGCGCTCTAGACCTGATATTAGACGCCTATATGATGATGCTATTGAGATCCGCGCTGACTATCTCGCTGAAACCCTAATCGATATTTCCGAGCAACCGATACCGGAAGGTTTGGACGGGCCTTATTTATCAGCTTGGATTAATCAAATGAAAATTCGGATCGAAACCAGAAAATGGACGGCTGCAAAATTACGTCCAAAACAATGGGGCGATAAGATCGATGTATCGGTAACCCATACTCAAATATCAATCGTGCAGGCACTTGAACAGGCCGAGGCTCGTCTTTTGGATGTAACCGATATTGAGCCCAACGACACTAAAAACTACTTAATAGACGATCAACCCATAAAAGACGATCAAACCACCAAAACCATACCAAACCACCAAACCCCCTAAAACTTCAATTCACTACCAAAACCACCCGCACCAAGATCGTACCAAATACCAGTATCTATAGATACTGGGTATGGTTTGGTACGGTTTTCTTGGCTTTTTGCCCCCAAACCGTACCAAAAGACAAACCATACCATTGGTACGGTTTGGTACGGTTTTTGATCATTCCACCCCCCGCATAATCAGCATACTTTGAGCCATCATTTTGTCCTGAACCACCCACCCATGACCCTCTGTCTTAAGTATATTTGAGTTAATTAGCTTGCCTATAAACCTGCTCGACTCACTCGGATTGAGCATTTTTTGAACATTTGCTTTACTGATTCCCTGCTTATATAGGTACTCTTTGAGTGCCGATCGTGACACAAAAGGCTCGCCTTTTAGGTCTTCGGCACCACTATCAAACCATGCATTCTCGAACATTTTGCGGTGTTCTTGTACTTTATTGTCTGCCGCGGTTGCTTTAATTGGGGCGTCAACTAGTTCTAAAGTGGCACTTTTCACGGCCTCTTGGTCTTCGTCAAACCAGCCTGGTATCACGATCGGGGTGATGCGCGCGTACAAAGGCTCGGACAATTCACCGTCTTTTTGCTTGCGCTGAACGATCTCGAGCGGTTGCCCGTCTTTGCTTGGGATAATGCTAATTTCAATATCTAAGGCACCGCGCCAAGCGCTTGAGCCACGGGCTCGATGCTGTGCTTCTTCGGATACGCCTGTGTGGTGGACAAGTAACACGCTGCAATTAAACTCACGCATAAGTGCCGAGCAAGCGTCTAGCATGGTCTTGGCGTCTTGGGCGCTGTTTTCATCGCCGAGCAAAAAGCGGTGCAAAGTATCGACCACGATGATGGCGGGGGTCACGGGTAATGATCTAATTTGATCGGCTACCTTTTGGTATCCCTCGGAGGTGTTTAGGTCGCAACCGGACTTAGATAGCCACATATTTAGCTTTGTAACTGCGTTTTTATGCTTCCATGCGGCGACTCGTCCACGCAAACCTTGGTGACCTTCGCCGGCAAGATATACGACGGCGCTAGGTTTGACCTTTTGGTTTGCCCAGGTGGGTAAGCCCGCTGCCATATGCAAGACCCAATCTAAAACGACAAAGGTTTTTCCCCCACCGCTCGGGCCATGCACCATGATGAGTGCCATTGCTTGGATCCAACGCTTAACTAACCATGTCACGGGTTCGGGCTTGGCACTAAAATCATCCGCCCCCACCAACCATTCATCATTGGGTGGATTAAGCAGCATTGACAGATCATGCCCTGCCTGGGCGTAGTCGTTGGCATCACCCTGAATGGGTGGCATCACCACTCGGGCGCCGTGTTTGGCGCTTGCTTTGGTGGCCTCATTGAGCCCCACGCCTGACACGTCATTGTCAGCCACGATCACAATGTTTTGCATGGCGCCGTACTTAGCGCGCATGATGCCGGTCACATTCGAAAGGTTATTGGCGCTATATGCCACACACACCGCCTCGTTGGTCGCCTCATGGATGGTGGCGGCGGTCGCAAACCCCTCGGCGATATAGAGCGTTTGCTTAATCGCACCGATAAGCCAAAAACGGGAGCCTGTAACGCCCCCTGCGTGATAAAGCTTGTTGCCGGTGGCGTCGATGTACTGAAGGCTTGATAACTCACCGTCCTCTGAAAACAACGGCACAACTAGGCGACCGTCACCCGTGACACGCGCGCCGTGAGCGGTAATGCCTTTGCGTTTTAAGTACGGGTGATCGGGGGATGCAGGGGTGCAATTAGGCCATATTAACTCGACCGTTTCAACGGCTAACTCATGCTTGCGCTCTTGCTCGGCGTCGCGCAACTTCTTTGCCGCGGCGATATGAGAAAGCAACTTCATCTCATCCGCGGGTGTGTACTTAACCCCTGTTTCGGCGCGTTTTTGGCTAGTAAAGCCCGCCTTCCAACAGCCAAAAACTAGTACGGGGATGGGCTCTTCAAAACCAACGTACCAACCAGGCTTTTTGCGCTTGTCCTCATCACTCGCAAAGCGGTGGATCTTGCCATCTAACACCAAATCTCTAGGGGCGTGAAGCCCTGCGTGAACTATGGCGTCAATAAACTGTACTTCGGGTGATGCAAACGTCTTCTCTGCTGGAGGCGACCAGTTGTCACCTAGTATGGCTGCGAGGTTTGTCATGCCTTTTCCTCTTCTACCCTAAAATTATTTTCTGCCCTCAATTGACTATCGCTCTTAACTTCAATCTCATACTGCCTACCAATTGGTGGATATTCGCCCCATTGATAAATGGTCTGAGGCCACGTTTTTAGAGCATCTGCAAGCTTTTTAACCCCGCCCCAATAGTCGATTGCTTCCTGTGTTTTCATGATTTATCCAATTAAATTGAAAATACTTGTTGACACAATACCATTTATTATGATCTACTACAAATAATCGCTAAACGGACATCCCAACAAGCGATCAACTTAGGAGAGCCACATGGCTATCAATCTTAGAAGCACCAAAGGTTTACACGCTAACGGCGTGAAGCTACTTGTATACGGCAACGCGGGTTCAGGCAAGACATCGCTTATCCCTACCCTGCCAAACCCTGTTGTCTTGTCTGCTGAAGGCGGGTTGTTGTCGATCGCTGATGCCGATCTGCCTTTTGTTGAAGTGTCATCTTACGACACGTTAATGGAAGCGTATCGCTGGGTGATTGAATCAGACGAAGCTAAACAGTTTGAGTCGATCGCACTTGATTCAATTAGTGAGATTGCCGAGGTGGTGCTGAATCATGAGAAGAAGATTGCAAAGGATCCTCGCCAAGCTTACGGCAGTATGCAAGAACAGATGGCTGACATTATTCGCGCCTTTCGCGATATACCTGGCAAACACATATATTTCACGGCGAAGTGTGAGAAGGCTACTGATGAGTCGGGGCGCATTCTGTACGCACCGTCCATGCCTGGCAACAAGACTGGTCAACAACTGCCTTACTTTTTTGACGAAGTGTTGGCACTACGCGTTGAGAAAGATGCAGAGGGCGTGGCACAACGTGCGCTAATGTGTGATTCGGACGGTGTTTGGCAAGCCAAAGATCGCTCGGGCAAACTGGATGGTTGGGAAGCCCCCGACCTTGGTGCAATCATTGCAAAGATTGGAGGCTGATCATGACACTTTATCAAGAATGGCTTGACGCTAAAGCGGCAGAAAAAAAAGCAATGGACGAACGCCGCAGCATTGAGGACAAGCTTGTCTTAAGCCTCAATATCCCCAAAACCTTAGACGGCACCCAAAACGTCGAGGCCGATGGCTATAAGGTCAAAATCGTTGGACGCCTTGACCGCAAAGTAAACAGCGATAAGTTGCAAGACTTAGCTGCTGAGTTTGGTTTGACTGAACACCTGTCAAGCCTGTTTAGGTGGAAGCCTGAGATCAATGCCTCGGCATGGAAATCAGCAGATCCACGCATTACCGAGCCGCTGCTTGATGCAATCACAAGCACCAACGGTCGCCCATCTTTCACAATCACTAAGGAATAAATCATGGCACAGTTAAACGAAACTTTCAGCGCAGACGCGCTCCCCGTATCTGATCGCAACTTTGAGCCGCTTCCTGCGGGCTGGTACACCGCGGTGGTCAACGGTGCAGATATTAAAAACACCAAAGCCGGTACGGGTCAATACATTGCCGTGCGCTACGACATTACCGGCCCAACGCATCAGGGGCGCGTGGTGTTTGGCAACTTGAACATCAAGAACCCAAACCCGAAGGCAGAGGAGATTGGTCGCCAGCAACTCGGCGAACTGATGCGCGCAATTGGATTGTCAACTGTGCAAGACACGGATCAGCTAATTGGCGGTCAGTTGCAGATCAAGTTGGACGTTCGCGAAAGTGAGCAGTACGGCGCATCGAACGACGTTAAAGGGTTCAAATCTAATGGCTCGGCGCCACCCAAAGCCGCGCCAGTAGCAGCAGCAAGCACCAAAGCAGCACCACCTTGGGTTAAGAAGTAACACTATCAAAAAAACGCCAAACCTTAGGGTTTGGTGCAAATTATCAACTTTAAAGGATTGCCATGATTTACACACAAGACCTGATTGATGCCGGACGCGCCGCGCGCGCTTTTAGAAATCCTGATTT